TATTATATGTATCGTAAACTGTCATGACGTATGTATTTAACGTCTGAGTGCTCTGTTCATTTTTGCAACACGTCTAGACGCTGGATTAAATCTTTTTGTTCTTAGTGCTTTACGGATAATTCTTTGTCCCATTCTTGCTCTTGTTTTTTTAAGTGTAAATCTTTTTTTAATGTCTAATGGAGCACCACATACACTAGGATTAGAAACAATACGTCCTTTTTTTCTACCAAAAGTACATCTGTATTTTTTAACTACTTTTGTACCTTTACGTCCAAATATCAAACGTGCTTCATCTATATCCTGGCTGTATACTTCTGCTACTTGCATTATTTAAAGTTCCCATATACAATTGTAAATAACGTTGTTAACAATGTAATAAACAATGTACCCATAGACCAAATAATAATTTTTTCAATTTTACTAAACTGTTGATCAGTTCGTTCTTCCATTCTGTCCATACGTACATCTACTTTATCAAAACGTTTTTGAATTTCAGTATGTCTTTCATGTGATACAACAACATGAGTTTCTAAGTTACTAGATTCTAAATGTGTTTGTGCATCGCTAATTACTCTTGGTTTATTTTGTTCCATATTATAGTGTCTCCGACTGTGTAAATTCTAAATTTTTTGATCCACCTGTTGTTGCTACTGTTCCGCCATTTAAAACTATTCCATCAAATTGATCAATTAATGCTTGTACTGAATTACCATTTCTTGAAAATACATCAGGATGTTCAACAGCAAATTTAAAAATATATCCTGCTCCTGTTAATGATGGTGCACCGTTGGCATCTAAATCACTAACACCTACAGGATCATTAGAAATAATTACCTGAGAAAAACCTGCAACTAATTGTACCATTGCGTCAAAGTCTTTTTGAGTAGCATCAGTGTAATCCCCAGTCATAGTTATATTTGTTTTAGTATATAACGTATAAAACTGTAAATTGTTACTAATAAACTCTCCACCTCTAGCGGCACCATTAATTCGTACTGTCATTATTTTTTACCTCTATTTGAAAAATTAAATTTTTTATCTGCGTAACTTGGTGTTTTACCACGCCCAAGTTTATAACCTAAATATGCACCTGCCAATGCCGCACCAACTGCCATTGCTTTTGATGTTTTAACTTTATCTCCGCCATCAACAAAATCACGTTCACGTGCTAGTTTTTGGATATATGTTGTTAGTGATGACTTAGAAGCATTTGTTCTAAAGTATGTTAGTAAACTAGAAACTAATGTTCTTTTTTCTCTTGTTTTTAAATTTTCCCAATCACCTGCTAAACGTTTCATAGAACGTAACTTACTGTTTGAAATATACAATGCTCCTTGCATTCTCATTAGCATACGTTGTTCAGCATTTGTATTTGCATTAGATGATGCAATATGATTTAAAAAATCTCTAAATGGCATTGTATCACCTTTTAATCTGTCCGTTAAAATTTTGCTGTTTCTTTCATCTGCAAATTGTATAATTGACCCTTTACCATATAAGGCGTGTAACATTACATATAAGTCTGTTCCATTTGATCTAAAATAATCAAAGTTTCTATAACTTGATGTTCTCATTGCGTAGCTCTTTGCCACTGATGTGTACTTGAATTCTCTGTTCATTACTTGTAAAGCAATTGCATGAGCAAATATCAAATCAGCCATTTCACGTGCTGAATATTGTGATACGCTATGTCTTGATTTAAACATTCTTGCTTCTGTAAGTAAATCACTAACAAAATCTAATTCTATACCTTCTTGTTTCATAAAATTTTTCCTACTAAAATCTAATCTATCCACAACTTTTATTGCATTTCCTATATGGTCAACTGCAACAAAACCTTCTGGATCTCTTACTTTTAATTCATCTCCATTTTGCTCAAAACTATCAATTGCTTTAATATTTGACAGTTTCTTGTATAATATGTCTTTTACACCACCTAATTTTAGCCAAATAGAATAAAAAGCTAACATATTATTCTTATTAGTATTTAAGTAATTTAAGCCAATTTGTAGGGCATTTAAACGTCTTTGTCCAGCAGGTCCATCACGTCCTGTTTTTAATTGTGCTATTTTATCTTCTGCTCTTTTTGTATAATCAGCTAAAAATTGATTAAAAAATTGTTCTGGATTTTGTTGTATAGAGTTCTGTTTTATATTGTTATTCATATTGGCCGCAATGTTTATTTTCAAATCATTGCCTGCATCTGACCCATCTAAAAATTCAAATGCATTTCCTACACTATTTAAATCTTTTTGTATGTTAGCAATTGCTGAATCAACTGCCGCTGATTCTTTTGCTGTCATAGTTGCCATACCAGAATAATCTTTTATGTAAGCATCATCAAACCAAACATCTGCTGTAGGTGTTAAATCTGATAAATTAACTCTAAATGATGCTGTCATATTTTCTAAACTATCACCTTCGTATGATGTATGAAAAACAATACCAACTTTTGCTCTATTAATTTTTTGCCCTATTTCTGAATTAGTAGGTACTGCATATATAATTTCATTTGGTTGAAACGTTGTATATGTTTCACCTTCGTATGATTTTTGTTGTAAATCACCATCTGTAAACATTAAATCACCTTGTAGTACTCCTTTAATGTTTAACTTTTCTAAATGCTTAAACGTTAATCTTAATTTACCACGTAAACCACTTTTATCTATAGTTTCACCTTTTTGCATTGTGTCTGCATGATTTACAGATATGTCTTTCATAGACTTATTTAATTTTGCATCTTTATTAAAAACACCTTTAGTACCAACAAAAAACTTTCCATCTTTAGGATCTGTACCGCAAACTATTGCTGGAGAACCATCCCACTTTGTTGTAATATTAAGTTTTTTGGACGAATGACCTTTTACTATTTTTGCTAAACCTTTTAAAAAACCAATAGCCTGAACTGCACCTTTTTTACCACTAAAAAGACTTAAATCTTCTAAGTGTGTTAAGTGCGTATTAATATTTTCATCGAGTTGAATATCATTAATTTTCATTTTTATTCTGTAAAACCCTTCTAATACCGCGTTCAAATTTAGCAGGGTCACCACTCTTAATACTGTTAACTAGACGCCTAGTTAACTCGCCAGCAGTTTCTTGATCATATGATTCATGTAGCATATCTATAAGATTTATTGCTGAAGAAATAACGTGACCGGCTCTTGATTCGATCAGAGACTCTTTGTGTGTTTGAGGTATAACTTGGCTGATTTCTTCAAGTATAGATCTTGTATTTCTTTTACTCACAATTAGGTCTCCTAAATTTTATACTATTATTTATTATAAAAAGAAGCCTATAAAACTGTGTATTATAATTCTTCAGTGTCATCTAATGCTGTTCTCCTAGTTTTTAACATACTACGTAGGTTTGCTACTTGTTCTACTTGTTGAACCACCTGTGCACCTTGATTTTCAGCTGGTTTTGGCTTAATTGTACTAGTTCTTTTCTTAATAGTACTTGCCATATTTGATGTTGTCATGTTATCATCTTCAGCCATTTGTTCTTCAGTTAAGTCTGTAATTCTTAAGGTATCTATATTAAATGCCAAGTTGATTTTAGTTCCAACTCCGCCACTTGATCTTGTTTTCATTAATTGTATCATATATCTACCACGTTCACGCATAGCTCTACTAGTTTGAATCCCTATTACGTTATCTGCTGTTTGTACTTTACTTAAACCACCAGCAATATGCGAGTGATCAAACTCTGTAGACTCTACACTTGCTCTGTTTAACTGTGATGCTGTTGCTAATACTATTTGATGTTCTACTGCTAAATTACGTAACTCTTCTGATACATATTTGTCTTTAATAAACAAATCACTTGGAGATACTCTCTTACTAATTGGCATTAATAAATCTAAATAGTCAACACAAATACAATCTGGTTTAGTACCTGTTTGCACTTCATATTCTTTCAAGTAACTACGTAAATCATTTACTGTTGCACCACTACTCATATATTTTAATTGAAACTTACCAGACTTTTGTCCTTGCATTCTAACCATTAAATCAATGTCATCAATTTTCTTAAATATTTCATTTGTTGCTACACCAGTTGACATACTATCAACTCTCATAGAACTTAATTCTTCACTTAATTCAAATGTAAAATAAATTACGTTCATTCCAACGTTTGCCCAATTCAGTGCAACATTTTGTAAGAATAAACTTTTACCTGCACCTGACTGTCCTGCAAAAATATTTAATTCGCCTTTGTTAAATCCACCATATAGTTTTTGATCCAATGCAGACCATCCTGTACTTACTGTACCATTATTATCTTTAAGCGATAACAATCTTGCTTTTGGATCAACAAAATAATCTGTACCTAAATCTTTTGTAAGTCCAATTCTTACTGCGTGTTTAATTTTATCTTCTACTTGTCCATAATCACCTTTTTCTAA